CAGGCTATGATCTACACAGCGACAAAGGTAGCAAACCGATACAGCGTGTGGATAGGCCTAGCCATCCTCATAGCTTCAGCCCTCTTAATCAGGCCTATGGCCTTAACTCTAAAAGAATTAGTGAATCATGGTAAAGAAACTAAGTAAGATCGCCCTCTTGGCGATCATGGCGCTACTACTCTGCGCCTGCGAAAGAGTAGAACCCAACTACGCAGGTGTGCTCATGGAGAACTATGGCAAGTCGGGCAAGGAGGATTTTTCGGTAGTCTCTGGTCGAGTATGGACGATCCAGCCTGGATCGGAGCTGTACCAAGTACCGCTCTTCGAACAACGGGGTGAGTTCAAGTCTCCCGTGCGACTCAAAGCGGCTGATAACACCGAATTCTCAGCACGACCTACGTACTCCTATCGGGTGTCAAAGGACAGATCCGTGGACGTAGTCTTCGACAACAAGCATATCGGGTACGGAGACGACTTCCTCTCGAGCGTAGAGGACAACGTGCTAGAGCCACGTATCTACGACCTAATCAAAGAAGAAAGCCGAAAGCATAAGACGGATAGCCTGATGGCGGATGGAGGTAGCCTATCCTTTGAGCGAAAGCTAGAGGAGATCATCAGCCAAGAGTTCAAGAAGCGAGGGTTTACCCTGATCACCTTCTCCGCCCAGCTGGAGTTTTCGAACAAGGTGCGAGAGAAGATAGACAGCCGTAATGAGGTGAACACCAATATCTCCGTACTAGACCAGCAGATCCTAGAGCAGAAGAAGCGGAATGAGCTTGAAGAGCTACGAACTCAGCAAGCCCTCATTATCAGCCGAGGTCTCACGAAGGAAGTGCTCTACGCCAAATTCATCGACAAGTGGGACGGGAAGACCCCGCTATATGGAGTAGCTCCAGAGTTCCTCCACCTCACTAAGTAACGACCAATCACATATAGGGGTCAGCGGTTAGATATACCTCCACTGACCCCTATATGTACCAAACAGAAATCAGAGAGAGCCTAGTCGCTATGACAGAAAAACCAATCCATAACCTCATCATCGGCATCGACCCTGACACTCAGGCTTCTGGCTGGGCTTGCATCAACATCACCGACCGCACTATTCACCTGGAGACTATCTCGTTCCTTGTAGTCTTAGATCGGCTCAACTTCTTTGAAACCTTATGCTGCTTAGATGGACATCGAGGCGAGAAGGAGTGCGCCTACCGATTCGTCCTGGAGGACGTGTGGAGTATCTCGCACAACGGGCACGCCAAAAGGAGCGACAGCATCAATGTGGCAGCCAAGAAAGGCTACCACCTTGGGCGGTGCGCTATGGTTGGCGAGCTTCTCCGAGATGCGATACGGGCAAAAGAGTTCCCGATCATCTGCCAAAAGCCCCTGCTCAAGCACTGGAGGGGACAAGATGGAAAGATCACCCACTCTGAAATACTCGAAGTATGCAGGCGTCACAACCTGACGCTACCGAAGAGTAAGCAGTCACGCACCAACCAAGAGGAGCGAGATGCACTACTCCTCGCTATCCACCACATCGCAACACCTACCAAACTATTCGACAAATGACAATCACACTACTACTCTTACTCTCTGCAGGCCTGCTCGTGATGGCCTACCTCCTATGGACGCTACACTCACGCCTGCGCCTTCTTGAGCGTATGGATGCTACCCGAAAGAGAGACGCACGTGACCTCTCCAAGATGCAGGGCGAGGTAGAACACTACTTCTCGTTCGTGAGCGAACAGCAACACAAGCTCCTTGAGATGCTGGGCAAGGTCAATGACTTCACGCTCAAGCTCGCAGAGAAGGTGCTGACCAAAGGTGAGTCCCAAGCTCCAACGGCAAAGCCCGCCACGCTGGAGCGTGTGCCACGCCCCTGGCGCACTAAGCCCGTGATGAGCAAGAGAGAAGAAGCGAAAGAATGAAAGTACTGTCACTCTTTGACGGAATGAGCTGCGGGCAGATAGCCTTGAGAGAGCTGGGTGTGCCTATCGAACGATACTACGCCAGCGAGATAGACAAGCACGCTATCAAGCAGACGCAGCTCAACTTCCCAGAGACTATCCAGCTCGGAGACGTAGAGAAGTGGCGAGAGTGGGACATTGAGTGGGAGGAGATAGACCTCCTCCTCGCTGGCTCACCCTGTCAAGGCTTCTCACTCGCTGGTAAAATGCTTGGACACGATGACCCACGAAGCAGGCTGTATTGGGTGTTCCTTGACATCCTGCACCACGTGCAAAAGCTCAACCACAACGTAAAGTACCTCCTTGAGAATGTGCGGATGCGCCCAGCAGACGAGGTGAGGATAAACGAAAGCCTCGGCATTAGACCCGTTGTGATTAACTCCGCCCTTGTCTCCGCTCAGAATAGAGTGCGCTTATACTGGAGCGATATTCGGACGAAGAGCGAGGGGATATGGGGCGAGTTGCTCACGGACATTCCCCAGCCAGCCGACCGAGGCATCTACATCGGAGACATCCTCGACGATGAAGTGGACGAGAAATACTATATGCGCAATTTCTCTCTCAACGAGGAGGCTATTGAAAGCATAGCCCATACGCAGGAAGGAAAGGCATCAGACGTAGTCAAGCTCGACAAGAAGCTAAAGCCAAAGGCTCAGCAAGACAAGGCTTCCTGCCTAACGGCTGGAGGGCATAGCGGAGGAAACCACTCCGATATGGACATCTTGTATATAGGCATCTACCAACGGGGGCGTGGCTATTTAAAGTCGAGAGTTATCCCCGACAAATCGCCAACATTGACCTCCAATAGTTGGAGCTTTAATAATATGGCATGTGCCATGCGTGGGCGAGGGGACAATAACGAGCAACAGATCGAACTTCGGAAGGATAACAAGAGCAACAGCCTGACGAGCGTCACTAAGGATAATCTGCTAATTACTCCTGGCACTTGGCGCACGCACGAGGATGGGAAGGGCTTCCGTCCGACAGCTGGAGGCAAAGCCCCGTGCATCCCCGCAAGAGCGAGGAACGACGGCAGCGGACAGCCCGTGGCTAAAATAGGCTGTATGCTCCGTAGACTAACTCCCAACGAATGCGCTCGCCTGCAAACCATCCCCGACTGGTACAAGTGGGGATGTTCCGATACGCAAGCCTACAAGATGCTCGGCAACGGGTGGACGGTGGAAGTCATAAAACACATCTTATCACATATCATCAAATAGCAACGACTATGAACGCAACTACCAACGTACCACACCTTAGAAGCTTCGCTGACTTCTCACGCTTCTGCCACGAGCGGGCAGTGGATAAAGGCTTTTGGGATGGGACGCACTCCGTCGGGCATTATCTGATGCTCGCTTTCGGGGAGCTTCACGAGGCTATCGAAGCCGACCGCATCGGCAAATGGGCGAAGCTCGATCACGACACGATAGACACGCTCCAGCGTATCGAGGGTGCGCCTTATGCTCAAGAGTTCCTCCGCCTTGTCAAGGACACTGTGGAGGATGAGCTGGCAGACGCAGTGATACGCCTTCTTGACCTGCTGGGGTGCTTGCTTGATGGCAGGGAGCTTCAAGCTCGGAAGGTAAACCGCGTGAATAGTGTATATGGCGAGGATGGTATTCATCCCATGCTCACTGATGCGTTAATTCCGATAGTCGCAACGATGTGTGAAGCTGACGCTGATTGCGACACCACAACGGGCATCCTCTACGCCATAAAGTCCCTCGAACAACTCTGCGGCCACCTCGGCATCGACCTGATGACGCACATCGAGCTCAAGCTGAAATACAACGAAACACGCCCTGCGAAGCACGGCAAGAAATACTAACAGATATGACACGTAACGACATAGCAAAGAACCTCAAGCCTATAGAGTGGGCGTACAAACACGAGTGCAGTATGTACGTGGCTTCTTTGGGGGTTGGTGGGAAAAGCCTCGAGATTGAGATCTCGCCAGCTTATGGTGCGCCAGAATTTTCGCAACTGATGATATTTCGAGACGAAACCCTCATAGAGGGATATAAGGTGTGCCATAGTACACTTGACAGCGCAATGCAGGAGGCTCGCAATTTTCTCATAACCGAGGTGTCTAACCTCTTTGAACTCGACGAACAATGACAACGTACAACATCATCGACCTGCTAATCATCGCCTGCTGTGGGCTGTTAGTATGGTCAATCGCAGCGACGCTCACGCTGTGGTACGAACGCAGGGGCAACCGCAAGAATAACGAGGTCACACGCGAGCAGATAGATGCACAGCTGAGAGACCTTGTGTGGGTGGACTTCGAGGAGGGAAACAAGCGAGCGCAGACTGGGCTACCCCTCGATGCCTACATACAGGAGTACGGGGGTAAATACCTAGCAAGCGGTAGCCGTACATCCTTCCCCGAGAACGACATCGCACGGCTTATGCCTACCATTGACGACGCAAAGAAAGAGCTTAGAGCGTGGCAGGTGGAGCTTGTGTATAGACTATTCAAGCACGACTAATTCAGATGGATATGATGATCGGAACATCTACCGCCACCCTCTTAGTGGCCTGCGTTGTCTCAGTCGTGTTGTGCGTATTACTCTATTTCCGCTGTGTGGATTTAGAGTGTAAGGTGGACGTAGCTCAAGAGTCCAAGGAAGCCCTGCGGGAGAGTATGAGCAATACCAACCGCTACCTCCAACAGCAACTCGAGCGACTAAAGCGTGAGAAGCACGCACAACGCAAGAAGCTCACGGCCGAGATACACGCCCTCCGCACCCAGCTCCACCAGCTCCGAAAGGAGCGCAATACACAAAGCAATGGGTAATATTATCAAGGAGTTCATCTCGTTCTTCATCCCCTACTTAATCACCGTCTTGGCTATTGCTATCCCGCTCGCTGTGACAATGGCGAAGAATGCTGGGCTCCAACTTATGGACTACCACAAAAGGATAGAGGGAATACTGAAGGATGAGCTAAGTAGGGCGCTAAGCGAAAAGAAAGAGGCGGAGTTTCAGCTTACGGCAAAGACTGCGGAGATAGAATGGCTCGCCAAGAAGGTAGCCACACTCGAGGGAGAGCTGTCCACCCTCCGTGCCAACTCACCTAAACAGAAATAAAGCTATGACCACAGAACAAAAAGAGAAACTGACAGCGTGGTGCCTAAACCTGTTTGTCACCTATCGTATCGACTTCTTCCGAGGATTAGTGCTATCGGACACGGTGAACTTCTTTACCACGGAAGACCCAGACCGAATAGAGATAGCGATAGCGAGCTGCAACGGAGCCGACAGCCTCGGCTTTGAGCCCGATCAGAAGGGCTACACTGAGCTACTCAGAGAGCTACGGCAGATAGCAAAGGAAGTGCCTCTAAGCGACACCGCACAGAGCGCCATTACCTACGTCTTCGGGGGCGAATGGGAGGAAGCGATAGAAGCACTCGACAAACTCAAGAGCGAACGCAACGAACATAACTAACCGCGAGTGCGCCCTGCTGGCGGTTTACCTACCGCACGCGAGACCTTCCGCGCCTGGGACGGCAGGGCGCACTCTCTTACACAACGAACTATGACACGAGAAGAAGTAAAAGCCCAGCTGGCTAAACACCCGCTGGAGTGGAAGGAAGAAGAGGGCAGGCCTGTCTACGGCTTACACTCAAGAGTGACGCTGATAGATGGTGAAGATGGAGACGAAGATGCGTACGACGCACTCCGCATCGACTTCCAGATAGACGTAAACAGGGTGAATAGCTCCTGTAGCGTCGACGTTAGCGCACACGGGAGGTGGGAGTTTGGGAGTTACGAACTTGCCAGATCCACAGGCTATATCATCCCACTCGAGGTACTCAAGGAAAAAGCCGAGGAACGCCGACTATCTATGGCCTGCCGACTGCTCG